AGATCTGCTACTGGTCACGGCAAGTCTTCAGTAGTAAGAGAGCTGGTGCTTCATCACCTAGAGCAAGGCAACCCTACAGGTTGTGTGTTCCTAGAAGAATCACCAGAGTCTACAGTTGATGACTTGATCTCACTTAAGCTAGGCAAACCTATTCGTAAGATCATGGGTCAGCGACAGCTTAATGATCTTCGCAAGAAGTTTGACAAGCAGATTGTTGATCTTGGTGTGAATGATGACCTCAGTGATGAAGAATATATTGCAGCAAAGAAAGAAGTAAGTGACTACCCACTGTATATCTACGATCACATTGGCAATGCTAACATGCAGAACGTAATGTCTAGGCTAGAGTACATGGCTGTTGCACTTGACTGTAAGGTATTGATTGTCGATCACATTACTTTGCTTGGTAACATCTTGCTTAGCCAACAAGATTCGTATGGTAACTCAGAGCGTCTAGTTCTAGATGATGTTATGAAGCAGCTTCGTTCTCTTGTGGAACGCACTGGTTGTATTGTTCATGTTATCTCTCATATCAAGAAGACTGATAAGAATGTAGATGAAGGTGATCGCATTACACTCAGTGACTTGCGTGGCTCAGGTTCGCTTGCACAGATTGCAGACTATGTGTTTGCACTAGAAAGAAATCGTCAGCATTCTGATGACAAGATTGCTAACACAACATGCATTCGGGTATTGAAGAATAGAAAGACAGGTCAATGTGGTATCGGTTCTGCCTTGTATTACAACAAGAAGACAAGTAGACTACAAGAGATTGACTTTACTATTACGCCTGAAGGAGAGGTACTGTATCAGTATGGAGACATTGACGTTTGACATCGAAGGGAATGGTTTAAATGAAATCTACATTGACAAGAAAGGAAAAGCAGTACAAGAAGCAGACAGGATTTGGTGTGCTGCGATCCACAGTTTATCAGACGGCACAACACAGGGCTACAAAGAAGAAGAGCTACCTAACTTTATCAGTAGATTGGAAAAGGCTTCTCTCGTTATCGGTCACAACATCATTGGTTATGATCTCCCTTTACTGCGTCGTTTATATGGCCCTTTTAGTGTCAAGCTTTATGACACGCTTCTAGTATCACGATTGATGTGGCCTGATAAACCCATGCTTCCTAATCAATCTCACTCACTTAAGAGCTGGGGTTTATTCTTAGGTGAATATAAAGATGATTATCAAGGTGGCTGGGACAGTTACTCTGATGAGATGCTTGAGTATTGCAAACAAGATACTGTTGTGACTGCTAAGATATATGAATACCAAAAAGAATTTGCAATGAAAAACAATTCTTCTATCCACATGGAACAGAAGGTAGCTAAGATTGTATCTTCACAGGTAGAGAATGGTTTTTGTTTTGATATCAAGTCAGCTGTTAAACTAGAGCAAGATCTACTAACAGATAAGGTTGACATTGAAGACTCAATGCAGGTTATATTTCCTGATAAAGTAGAAGAACGTTGGTCAGATAAAACAGGCAAGCGTCTTAAGGATAAAGTAACTGTATTTAATCCGGGTTCTCGTAAACAGATTGCCGATAGACTTCATGAAAAGTATGGGTGGAATGCACCAACTACAGACAAAGGCAACCCTAAGGTTGATAGATCTGTGTTGGCTAAGCTAGACTATCCAGAAGCAAAGACATTGGTTAGTTACTTTGATGAAACTAAACTCATGTCTCAGGTATCTGATTGGATTAAGAGAGCTACTTATTCTAGGGATAAGAAGATCCACGGTAGCTTGAATACATTGGGTACTGTTACAGGTCGCATGACTTCTAACAATCCTAACATGCAACAAGTATCTAGCGACAAGAGAGCTAGGTCTTTGTTTATACCAAGGCCGGGGTGGGTACTAGTAGGTGCTGACTTGTCTGGTCTAGAGTTACGGATGCTTGCACACTATCTATACAAGTATGACGAGGGTGCATACGTTGATCAGATTCTTAATGCAGACATTCATACTCACAATCAAAACGCTATGGGTTTAGATACTAGGAACAAAGCTAAGTCAGCCATCTATTGTTTTCTTTACGGTGGTGGTGATGCAAAGTTTGGTTCAGTTATTAATACTTCTACGGCTAACGCTAAGAAGATTAAGTCTCAGTTGTTGTCAAACATTCCGGGTCTTAAAAGAGTATTAGATGACTGTCGTTTTGATGCACACTCTAAAGGTAGTGTCCGTCCATTTGATTGGCGTGACATTCCTATTCGCAGTGAACACGCTGCTCTTAATACATTACTTCAATCCTCAGGCGCACATATTGCTAAGTTGTGGGCTTGTTATGCAGATGTTGAGTTGACTAAAAGATTCAAACATAACTGGGCTTGGGTTGCTAACGTGCATGACGAGTTGCAAATAGAATGCTCACCTGATATTGCACATGAGCTAGGCCAAGTGGTCTGTGACTGTGCAGAAAAGGCAGGCACATTTTTTAGTTGTAATATACCTACATCAGCAGAGTACAGAGTAGGAAGCAACTGGTCTGAAACACATTAAGGAGGTAGCATGAAAGCTATTCAACTATCCGGCCCCGGTAGGGCTGGTAAATCTACAGTTGCAAGTTTGTTATATGATATTGCAACAGAACATAATTATATCCCAGTCATTGTGCCGTTTGCTAAAGCCTTAAAGGATGAAGCAAAAGCATTAGGGTATGTAAAAGAAAATTCTCCAGAAGAATACAGAGCATACTGTCAACGACATGGTGCAGGCAAGCGACAAGAAGATCCTGATTACTGGATTAAAAAAACAGATGCAGAGATTGATATCTATAAACAACGTGAGCTGGTGTTACTAAAGTCTAACGCAGAATGCTTCGAGCATCTTATTATTCAAGATGATGTACGTTACATGAATGAGTTAGCATACGGTAGAACATTAGACGCTTATCAAATCTTTGTATCGTCTGGTCCTCGTCCACTGCCTGAGTTGTTTGAAGGCTGGCGTAATCATGAGTCTGAAAAGATGGCTACACATGTTGAACTTGGTGATAAAGATTACACTGAATTGTTTCATGAGTTTGTAGAAAATAGACACGGCATCGAAGAGTTACAAGAAGTAGTAAAGGAAAGATTTATTACTTGGGTCAGTACTTCTGAGTCATCGACAGATCCAATCACTCAGTTATATAAAGATGGTGAGAACTTAAACGAACAGTTTATGTATAAAATGATGATGGATTCTAATGAAAACAAAACAGAAGACAACATGAAAAAACTGCTAGAAGCTATTGAAGATTCTTTAGATAGTGTAGAAGAAGAACTTGATGTTGACTATCCTGTAGAGGATGACGATGATGATCCTAGCTTTTTAGAAGGAGCAGACTAATGGATAAACCAACCACTGCTATACTTGATGGTGACATCATAGCATATCGTGTTGCTTTCTGGGCAGAATCAGAAGGCATTGAAGAGATACCTTATCGTTTGCTAACAGATTTTAAACAGTGGACACCTGATGGTGTAGACAAAACAATCATTGCCATGTCTTGTCCTCGATCTAAGAACTATCGTCGTGACTTCTGGCCTAAGTACAAACAACATAGAGATTCTACTGTTGTCCCTGATGCATTGGCCTACACTATTGAAAGTATCTATGAAGTAGGAGAAGAAAATGATATGCCAGTTAAGTGTGTTGATCGGCTAGAGGCAGATGATCTTATTGGTATTATGACATCGGCAGGCAAAGCTGTCGGGGTGACTATTGATAAGGATTTACGGCAAGTTCCCGGCTGGCATCTTAATCCTGATAAGGAAGAAGAACCTGTGTATATTAGCCAAGAAGAAGGTGATGCTTTCTTTTATGAGCAATGGATGTCTGGTGATTCAACTGATAACATCTATGGTCTATGGAAAGTAGGCCCAAAAAAAGCACAAAAAATTTTAGAGCAGACACCTAAAGAAGAATGGGATCAAACCATTCTAAATTTGTATCTGAATGAGGACTGGGACAAGAGGCCAGAAGAGAAGCGACCTGATATGGACCGCAAGGATTTTGCCCTAGCTCAAGCCAGATGCGTAAGAATACTAAGAGCTGGTGACTATAATAAGAAATCAAAAGAGATTTTATTGTGGTCACCTGCCTAATAACCTACTATATAGCAAAAATTGGAGAGTCATTTGAAAATTAAAAAACTATTTGAAGACGCTGTTGTTCCGTATGCAGCCACAGATGGTGCAGCTGGTCTTGACCTGAGTGCGTACACTAATGGTGTGCTTACTGTAGAGCCACACACCTACGAGGTGGTCAAAACAGGCATGGCAGTCGAGATTCCTGAAGATCATTTCGGTTTACTATGCCCAAGAAGTGGGCTTGGTAAAGCAGGAATCACCTTGGCAAACACTATTGGTATTATTGATAGTGATTATCGAGGTGAGATTGGAGTCCTTATTAAGAACAATAATGACTTCCCTTTTATTATTAATCATGGTATGCGTGTAGCTCAGCTATTAATTATTCCTTATTTCTCTCCCAAGATTGAAGTAGTAGAAGAATTACAAGAGACTGCTCGTGGAGCTGGCGGCTTTGGATCAACAGGAGTTGAATGATGTCTAAGATTTTTCAAGATTTTGTAGCGATTTCACGCTATTGCAGGTGGATGCCTGATAAGGGGCGAAGGGAAACATGGGAAGAGGCAGTGGATAGATACATTAATTATCTAATCACCCGTCTTAATATCACATGTCCTAAACGATTAGAGGAACTAGAGAAATGCTCTGTTGCTATGAAGAACAGGACATTGTTTGGTTCTATGCGAGCGTTGATGACAGCAGGTCCAGCTCTAGATGTAGATGATGTAGCATCATACAACTGTTCTTATGTCTCGGTCGAAAGACCTTCTGACTTTAGAAACATTATGTATATTCTTATGTGTGGCACAGGTGTAGGCTTCTCTTGTGAGGCACAGTTTGTTAACAAGCTTCCTGAGATCCCCGCAGAAATTAATAAAACAGATGACGTTATTGTTGTTGAAGACTCAAGAGCAGGATGGGCAGATGCGTTTCATAAATTTATTCATGGACTTTACAGTGGCTATCACAGCACTATTGATGCTAGCCGTGTTCGCCCTGCTGGGACTAGACTTAAAACGTTTGGTGGTAGAGCTTCTGGTCCAGAACCCCTTGAGCGACTCATTAGATTCACAGCCAACATGTTCTACAAAGCCAAGGGACGCAAGCTAAAGTCTCTTGAGGTACATGATCTAGTTTGTCAGATTGCAGAGATTGTTATTTGTGGTGGCGTTCGTCGCTCCGCATTGATTTCTCTTAGTGATCTAGGTGATAGAGAGATGGCAATGTGCAAGTCAGGTGCTTGGTGGGACACAGCAGGACATCGTAGCCTAGCTAATAACTCCGCAGTGTATGAGACAAAGCCCAGCTTTAGTGAGTACATTCAAGAGTGGTCAGCACTCTACGACTCACACTCAGGTGAGCGAGGTATCTGCAATCGTGAGGCTATGGAAAAGATTGCTAGACTTGCTGGTCGTAGGGTTGAAGGACACAGCTTTGGTACTAACCCATGCTCTGAAATTATTCTACGGTCTAAGCAGTTCTGTAACTTGTCTACTATTGTAGCTAAGAATGAAGATGGAGTTAGTGATATCTTAGAAAAGACACACCTTGCTACTGTCCTAGGTACATTACAATCTGCACTAACTAACTTTACATTCTTTGAAGAACGTGGAGACTATACGTTCCGTGATAATTGTAATGAAGAAAGACTATTAGGTGTCTCTATTACAGGTATCATGGATGCTCATGCACTATGGAATGAAGAGATACTACAAGAGATGAAGTCTGTAGCTCATGATACTAATCGTGAGTGGGCTGAGTATCTTGGTATTAATCCTAGCTCTAGCATTACATGTGTCAAACCAGAGGGTACAACCAGCTGCGTTGCTGGCTCTGCGTCTGGTATGCACCCACGATTCTCTGAGTTTTACATCCGTAGAGTTCGTCTTGATACAAAGGATCCTATTGGTCAGCTTATGAAAGATGCTGGCGTACCGTGGGAACCATGTGTTATGCGACCAGAAAATACTTTAGTGTTTTCATTCCCTATTGCTTCACCTGCAAATGCACTAACGCAAGATGATGTTAGTGCAATGGACCACTTAGATTGGTGGAAGGATTTCCAAATCAATTATTGTGATCATAAACCTAGCATCACTGTTAGCTATACAGATGATGAGTTCTTAGGTGTTGGTGAATGGGTCTGGAAAAACTGGGATATTGTATCAGGTATTTCTTTCCTTCCAAAGGAAGATCATGTGTATCAGCAGGCTCCGTTTGAAGCCATTGATGAAGAGACATGGGCTACAATGGTTTGTGAAATGCCTAAGGAAGTTGATTGGGATCTTCTTTCTAAATACGAATTAGAAGATG